TTGCGAAAGGAGCGATGGCAAACCTTGTGAGCGATGGCATCAAGGGGCTTGGTTCTGCGTTGTCAGAGATCGGAACGGACTCAGATGCAGCAAGTGCGAGATTTGCGGCTGCTACAGGCACAGCGGCTGACTCCATGGATGAATACAACCAGGTCATGCAGGAGATATACAAGGATAACTTCGGAGAAAGCCTCACAGATATAGCCGAGAAGATGACCAAAGTAAAGGAAGTAACCAAGGAGGTTGATCCATCACAGCTCAAGTCTCTCACCGAGAACGCTATAACCCTCGAGGATACATTTGGAATGGATATGACAGAGACCCTTAGGGGAGTCAACTCACTTATGAGCCACTTTGGCCTGTCGGCTACAGAGGCGTTCGATCTCATGGCAAGCGGTGCACAGCAGGGTCTTAACTACACCGATGAGCTTGGCGATAACGTGTCAGAGTATGCAGGTAAGTTTGCTGAGGCCGGGTACACGGCTGATGAGTATTTCCAGTTGTTAAAGAATGGCTCAGAGGGCGGTGCATATAACCTGGACAAGGTCAATGACGCCATTAACGAGGTAACGACAAGACTTGGAGATGGAACTATTGCGGATACCATGACACAGATTGACGAGAAGACCGGAGAGGTCAAGGATGGCACAGGTGTGTGGAGTCAGAAGACTGAGGAACTGTTCGCAAAATGGCAGAACGGCGGCGCAACTCAGAAGGATGTAGTGTCGTCAATCGTTGCAGACATACAGAACGCTAAGACTGAACAAGACAAGATGAACCTGGCCGCACTTGCGTTCGGAACAATGGCGGAAGATGGTGGCACACAGTTCATTCAGTCAATATCATCTGTTGGTGACAGTTTTAGTGATACCAAGGGCAAGATGGACGAGCTGGCCAACATAAGATATGACGATGTGGGCAGTTCACTTGAAGGACTTGGCAGAACCCTCAAACAGGATATCATACAGCCGATAGTTACTGACGCGATACCGAAGGTGACAGAAATCATAGAAAATGTATCGAACAATGTACCGCTTATAGTGGCAAAGCTCCAAGAGATGCAGCCAATCATCACGGCGATAGCCGTGGTCATAGGAGTATTAACAACAGCAATGGCAATCCAGTCAGCAGTGACAGGAGTCAAAGCGGCTATGGAGGCGGCAGAGACCACTACACTGTGGGGACTTGTAGCGGCACAGACAGCAGCACTCGCACCATACTTATTGATAGCGGCAGCTATAGCGGCTGTAATTGCGATCATAGTTCTATGCGTTAAACACTGGGATGAGATCAAGCAGAAGGTCATAGAAGTGGCTCAAATACTGAAAGAAAAGATGGCGGCTGCATGGGAATCGGTGAAGGAATCAGTAAGCAATGGAATTGCTAAGGTTAAAGGCTTTTTTGTCAATATGCTTAACTGGATCAAGAGCAACTGGCAGGGACTTCTCTTGCTGCTTGTTAATCCATTTGCCGGAGCTTTCAAGCTGCTTTATGATAACTGCTCAGGCTTCAGAGAATTTATAGATAATTTCATGAGCAAAATACATGAGACTATATCTAATGTGGGTAATAAGATTAAGAGCACTGCCAAGAATATATTTCATAAGGTAAAAGAGGCAATCACCCATCCGATTGAAACGGCGAAGGAAACTATATCGAACTTGGCAGATAAGATAAAGGGAATATTTGAGAAATTGAAGATAAAACTCCCAGATATCAAGCTCCCTCACTTTAAAATAAGCGGCGGCGAGGCACCATGGGGAATAGCCGGAAAGGGAACCAAACCGACGGTTGATGTGGAATGGTATAGAGCCGGTGCAGTGCTGAAGAGAGCCACACAGTTCGGCACAAGTCCATCAGGAACACCAATGGTTGGTGGCGAGGCCGGATATGAGGCAATAGCACCTATCGATGTGCTGCAGGGATATGTTGCGGAGGCTGTCGAGGCAGCAGGCGGAACAGGTCAGATAGACTATGATCTGCTCGGCGAGGCGACAGCAAAGGCGTGTGCAAGAATGAACATCACCATCAATCTCAATGGCAGAGAGATCGGAAGATTGGAAAGGCGGCCGGTATGACATTATATTACGAAAGCTCAGACGGACAGATTATAGACTTCATGAGTGGTGGGATATACGCCCAGACGCCTGAAAGTCTGCTTGATGATGAGTGGAATTACACAACCATAACCGGTATCAATGGCATAGGCAAGATCAAGAGATTCTATAAGGACACCAAAACGTACAGCTTGACACTTGATATCATGGCTGATAGCGCCGAAGAGTTCAATGAGCTGATGAACCACATGTACACAGTGTTTGACAGAGATGTGCAGCGTATGTTACCAGGGAAGATATGGTGGAATGGTTATTACAAGCAGGCATACATAGTTAGTAAGAAACACTCAGATTATGATGAATTGTTTGAATCTGTGACTAAACAGTTGACAGTTCTGAGTATTCATCCGATGTGGACTAAGGAATATAAACATAGCTACATGGCATCATCCGGAGAGGTTGGCGCGTTGGATTACGGCATGGAAGGATTCTATGACGGATACGACTATGGTGGTTACGACTATGGACAGGCTGAAGTTATAGAGGTCCTGAGTGTTGACACGGTGGCTGGTGCGAATTTTGAGATGACCATATTCGGTCCGATATCACAGCCGACAATCATAATAGGTGATCATAAGTATGGTATGGATGCAGATATAGCCGCGGGCGAGTACGCTGTTATTAACACTATATCAAAGACCATAAAAAAATACGACCAATATGGTCGTGAAGAGAATATATACCATACAAGAGCAAGAGACAGCTACATATTTGAGAAACTACCCACAGGAGCATTGAGAATACTCAAGGCTAAGGAGCTGGCATTTGACGTCATTGTATACGATGAAAGAGGTGAGCCGGAATGGATCTGATATATGCAGATGACACAAAGAAAGACATAGGCATATTCGATGCATATACATTAGACCTGTCATATGGCGAAGATGAAAACGACTTTGAGCTCAAGATCGACCGGTCGGCACACTGCTGCAAAGCTGGATACTATATATATGTTGAAGGCGAGGAGTACGGCGGAGTTATTGAGAAGATAAAAGTCAATACCAAATCTGATGAAGTGACATATTCAGGCCCGACGTGGCAGGGATACATAGATCATAAGGTGCTCTGTCCGGATCCGGGGCAGGACTATCTTGTGGCGGATGGTGAGGCACATGAAGTGCTTGCCGATCTGATAGAAAGGCTAGACCTGCCCGCTCTGTTTGAGGCATCGACAGAAGACTCGGGCATCACAGTACATTATCAATTCGAAAGATATGTGACAGCATACAAAGGCATCAAGGCGATGCTGAAGGATGCCGGAGCAAAGCTTAAGATCAAATGGCAGAACGGCAAGGTAATAATGCGTGCGGAACAGGTTCACGACTATTCACAGGACGAGGAATTTGATACTTCACAGGTAGAATTTGAAGTATCTCGGGAATATGCCCCAGTCAATCATGTTATATGCTTAGGTAAGGGAGACCTTGCAGACCGGGCAGTGATACACATCTTCACAGATGAGAACGGCGGCATACAGCCGTATGCGAAAGTAAAGAATCCGGTAGAAGATTCAGACTATATACTTGACACATCGAGACAGGTCATAACTGGAGAACGGGAAAATGTCAGCGTACTTGAGATGAACAGCGCGCAGGAAACCACGAATTATATTCTCCAGACAAGCAAGCCATCAGATTGGGCGACGAAATATGACGCCTATTACATTCAGGATGGCGACAGCTACAAGGCAGTGGCAGGCGTTGAAGTAGGATACACGCTGACACGTTATCAGCCACCGGATTGGTCGGCGAACTTCGGCGATTATTCAACAAGAAATGGCGACTCATACAACAAAGTATCCGGAACAACTGCATACACAGCCCAGACAAGCAAGCCATCAGATTGGGCGGCGAAGTATGAGGAATACTACACCAAGGGAAGCGATTACGAATCTGTCAAGGGTGTAGAGAAAGAAACTTATACAAAACAGACAAGACAGCCATCTGATTGGAGAAAGAACTACGGGAATTATTACGTCCTGTACTCTGACGGAGTAACAACCGAATACAAGAAGGTTGACGGCGTGTCAAGGAACAAATACAATCTGCAGACCAGAAAACCGACGGACTGGGACACTAACTATACCAGCTATTACAAGCGTAAAAAGGTTGGAGGATACGAGAAGGTTGCCGAAAGGGAAGATAAGAAGATTCCAACATGGAAAGCCAAGACGTATTTCGTGCAGGAAAGCTACCAGGTTGCACCTGTTTGGAAGAAAGAAACAAGGTACACATATAAGAAGACAGAGCAGACGCCAACATGGAAGAGCGGGACATACTATACCAAACAGGATGGTCAGGCGCCAACATGGAAAGCTGGGACGTATTACAAGAAGTCTTCGGATAAGGTCGCCCCGAAGTGGACGACTGGAACATATTACACTAAGGTCACAGACCAGTACGCCACTATGGTAGCTGAGGCTGTCAAAAGGCTCCAGGAGACCACAAGAGACACCTTAAAGATTGACTTGGAAGAGACAGAGCAGTCTTACGACATAGGCGATATAGTCGGCGCGGTTGAAAGCGTAACAGGCATATCAACCATACAGGAAGTAACACAGAAGATAGTTAAAATTAACAATGACGATGTAACTATAACATATGAGGTGAGTTAAATATGATAAGACTTATAACAGGATATGCAGGGGTGGGACATGTAACCTCAGCAGATGCTGGACGGTTCAACGCCGGCATCTGCGGCAACGATGCATACATTATGCAAACCGGTGAGCAGATGGCTTATACCCTAAACTCAAACAACGAGATAACAATCGGCAGCGGCGACCTGATTAACCAGGGACGGCACTTTTCAATACCGCAGAATTCAAGCGAGACCTTAGCGATAGAAAACGGATCACAGGGTAAGGCAAGATATGATGCAGTTGTTGTTAGATATTCCAAGGACACAGGCACCGGAGTTGAGAGCGCATCAATGTACATAGCGAGAGGGATAGAAGTGGCAAGCACAGCAACTCCACCTAAGCCGTCAGTGACACGCGGCAATATCTTTAACGGCGAGATAACAGATGATGTAGTCCTGTACAACATCAAAATACAGGAGCTTAGCATAGTAAGCGTTGAGTCAGTTGTTCCGGTTTTGCAGCCGCTGGCAGGTATTGCAGCGTCAATCATAGATGCGATATATCCGGTAGGCAGCATATATATGAGCATGGCAGCGACCGATCCAGCGGAGCTGTTTGGCGGCGAGTGGAACCGAATAAAAGGCGAATTCCTGTATGCAGCCGACAAAGAAAAGACGGGGCTTACAAGCGGAAACAGGTACATACAAATAGGCAAAGACAACCTGCCGCCACATACACATTCAATACCTAACCACCAGCACAACATCCCAAGTCATACACACACCGCCACTATCGGAACGGCGGGCAATCATAGTCATTCATTCTCGCAGGTGAAGGAGGTAGCCGCTGGAACTGCGAGTTACAGGGCAACATCATCGGGACTCATAGGGGCTCGAACATCTAGGACATCGACAGATGGAGCACATACACACAGTATTACCATTGGCCCAAAGGCACTCAAGACAGATGAGTCGGGATATGGCAACACTGGCAGCGTAGGCGCTGGCGAGGAAATAGAAATCATGCCACCATACATAACAGTCAATGCCTGGCAGAGAGTGAGTTAGAAAGGAGATAGCGCATGGAATATGAATATGTAGAAGGATATAATCATGAGAATGCATATTCCGACACAATGATATTTGACATAGATCCCTTAGAGAAGAGAATCTCGGTGCTTAAGAAGCAAACGCTGATAGCAGGAGAAAACAACTCGCAGTACATTGCATTTAAAATACCACGATATGTGGACGGCATAGATTTGTCAACTAAGAACATACAGGTGTTATACATAGCACCAGGTGGGCATTCTGACATCAATAAGGTAATCAACGTGCAACGCAGTGACGAAGACCTGCTGTTTGGTTGGGTAGTTCCAGGTGAAGCGCTCCCGTCGATGGGAGTATTGACATTTTCGATCGAATTCGCATCGAGCAATTATCTTATGAAGGTCAGATCAATAGAACAGGAGATAGTCGATGGATTGTCCGGCACAGATATAGCGCCAGAGCCTGTGGAGCAGGCATGGTATATTGAGATTCAGCAGAAATGCGAGACTATGTTAGATGATATCGAGCGTGCCAGGAAAGACGTACAGGCATCGGTCAAACAGGTAAGTTCCAATAAAGAAGCTATAGAGTCCTTGCGGAACAAGGTGATGGAACTAAAAAAATCTGGCCGTGATGGACGAGAAGACCTTGCCGCCGCCATCACGGAGAAGGGTGTTGAGACGGCGGTCGAAGATAATATGCACAAAATGGCGGACAACGTCAGAAAGATACCGAGCGGAGTCACATACGGGATAGTTACGCGTACAGTTCCTTACACATATGGATTGATAAGCGATTTGTACACGATACTACCAGAACAGGAGGAATAGATGAGCTTAAGGATTGAAACAATAGCGTTAGGGAAACAAGAGGTTGACAGCGAATACTGGGTATCGGACATCACGGACAAGAAGATTCAGGAGATAGCTGCTGCTCTTGGCTTAAAATATTACACAATAACATCTGGAATCGACTGGGTCTTGTACAAAGGCGATGACGCATACAATACAACGGGATTCCGGTTCAAATATAATGCTGATAGCTCGACCTTAGAGATGTTGAGCATAGTTAAAGGTGTGACGTCAAGCCAGGTCAACTTCTATTTTAAAGAGAGTATTCCTGTGTCACGTTCTAAAAATGGCGTCGGCGCAATGAGTGCGAAGCTATACTACGTCATAACTGCCAAAGGTGTAGTATTGGGTCCAAGCCCTGAAAAGATGCAGTTCATAGTCGACGCAGGCACCGACATTAAAACTGGTGAGGAACATACTATCTATGTCCATGCCGACGGCAATGCTGCATATACTGACAGAATGGAGGCGATCACAAGTCCATACAGTGGACGTTTGGGCAACGCCACTTATGGACCCAAAGATATAGTGCTACTCGTCCCGGTAGTATTAGACTATATAATATCTAAATCGTTGTATGGGATAAAGTATGGTCCACAGTGTAATGACTATACTTACTATGACTTCGATATAGATACCAAGCGATATTTAACAGTGAATACGCAGTATAATGAGTCGAGATTCGCCGTGGAACTATCAACTGATATATGATAAGGAGCCAGGAATATGTATATAGACGCGAGTGCGATTATTGAAATCGGGAAAGTGATTGGTGCTATAACGGTCATTTGTGGCCTTATAATATCAATATATAAATGGTATTCCAGGCAGAATGAACAGGATGCGGAGATTAAGAAGATGAAGGAAGAGCAGTGTCTGCTTACATATGGTACACTTGCATGCCTGAAAGGTCTTAAGGAACTTGGATGTAACGGGCCAGTCACAGAAGCAATCGACAAGATGGAAAAGCATTTGAATAAAGCAGCACATGATCAGGAATAGAAAGGAGATTTATATGGACAAGTTGGCAATATTATTATTGGTTGTTGCAGCAGTTTGCACGTTAATCACAGTTATCACAGAGTTTACAAAAGAGGTTGGAATACTGAAGAAGATTCCAACCTCTTTTCAGGTGCTTATAACAAGTCTCATCATATGTGAGATATGCTTGTTTGTAGCATTATCATATTTCGATATTCGGCTGCTATGGTATTACCCTGTAGCTGTATTCTTTGGTGCTTTTATTATTGCATTCATCTGTACCAGAGGATGGGACTATCTGATCGAAATATTTAAGCGATTTTACAGAGGCGGAGATATGGAGAGAAAGGAGCGTGATGGGAAATGAATGGAATTGACATCAGTGCATGGCAGGGGGATGCCGGCATAGATCTCAGTAAGATAGCGTATGACTTCTGTATAGTGAAAGCGACAGAGGGAACAGACTACAAGAACAGATACTTTGCAGCGCATTGCGATAAAGTTTTGAGTAGAAAAAAACTTCTGGGAGTATACCACTATGCAAATGGCGGAGATCCACAGAAAGAAGCTGACCACTTCCTTGCGTATGTAAAGAAGTACATCGGCAAGGCGGTACTTGTTCTGGATTGGGAAGCCAAGAACAACAATCTGTTTGGTGTCAAGGATCTGGAATGGTGCTTACAGTGGTGCAGCTACGTACAGAAAAAGACAGGCATTAAGCCGCTTATCTACGTGCAGAAGAGCGCCATGGACGCAGTGAAGAAAGCTGGATATGGCCTGTGGGTGGCTCAGTACCCAGACTATGTTGAGACCGGATACCAGGAGCATCCATGGAACGAGGGGAAGTATAATTGCTTGATCAGGCAGTATACATCTGTTGGCAAGCTCTCAGGTTACAACAGCAGCCTTGATCTCAATAAGGCTTATATCAGTGCGGCGAGCTGGAATAAGCTGGCAGGCAGAAGAGCCGTATCCGTACTTGCAAAGCCGACAGCCGGCAAGAAGAGCATCAATATCATTGCAAAGGAAGTCCTTGCGGGCAAGTGGGGCAACGGTGTTGATCGCAAGAGCAGACTGACCAAGGCTGGTTATGATTATGCAAGGGTTCAGGCCGCAGTCAACAAGCTCGTCAAGGCATCACAGATGTCAGAGGATAAGATCATCAATGCGGTTGCACATGAAGTAATCGCTGGCCGCTGGGGCAATGGTCAGGAACGTATTGACAGGCTTAAGGCAGCAGGGTATGATCCTAATAAGATTCAGCACCGTGTAAATGAGTTATTATAATAAGGTAGAAACTCATGCTAGGACAAATGCCTGCAAGATAATGTAAGATAAAAAATAGTAGTAATCTACTAGAAACAAAAGCTGTAGAAATGGCTTAAAACCGTGGTCGAAAATTATCAAAGAGATAATTATATATCATTTCAGATATATCAAGAACCCGCAGAAGTCCAACGCTTTTGTGGGTTCTTTTTTTCAGAACTTTTGAGATTCAGATTAGGAGGAACAAAAGATATGGTGACATTATTGTCGAAGTTGTGGATCAAATCAGATAATTATAAGGATAGCAAGGTGAGGGAGAAATATGGTGTTCTTTGCGGAGCTGTTGGTATATTTTTGAATGTATTATTGTTTCTGGGAAAATTCTTCGCTGGATTACTTTCGGGTGCTATCTCGATCACGGCGGATGCGTTCAACAATTTATCAGATGCAGGAAGCTCGTTTATATCTATGATAGGCTTTAAGTTATCTGGCAGAAAACCGGACCCGGATCATCCGTTTGGACATGGAAGAATAGAGTATATATCAGGCTTATTTGTAGCAGTCATGATCATATTGATGGCCTACGAGCTTATTAAAGATTCAATCGGAAAGATCCTACATCCGGAACTTCCAAAATTCAGCAGTCTAGTTGCCGTTATACTCGTTGTTTCAATTGGAGTAAAGATATATATGTATTTCTACAACAGGAGTATAGGCAGAAAGATAGAGAGTGCGACCATGATAGCGACGGCGAAAGACAGTTTATCTGATACATTTTCCACAATGGTTGTTCTTGCATCTGCACTTGCTGCTCATTTCTGGAAAATACCTATAGATGGATATTGCGGGTTATTGGTGGGCGTAATGATACTCATAGCTGGCATCACTGCAATGAAGGATACGGTCAGCCCATTGCTTGGTCAGGCACCGGAACCAGAGCTTGTGGATGAGATCGAGAAGATCGTGAGGTGTGATAAAAGGATCCTTGGTATTCATGATCTTGTGGTCCATGATTATGGACCTGGCAGACTTATGGTCAGCTTGCACGCAGAAGTTCCTTATAAGGAAGATATTCTTGAACTGCATGATCTGATCGATCAGATAGAATTCTCTCTCAGAAAAGAACTAAATTGTGAGCCTGTCATTCACATGGACCCGATAGTAGATGACGATGAGGAGACAAATGCTGTGAAAGCGCGGATCACTGAAATTATAGAATCACTTAATAAGGATAGCAGAAAAAATGAAAATGTTCAGTTTCACGACTTTAGAATGGTAAAGGGTTCAACACATTCCAATTTGATTTTTGATGTGGTTTTGCCACATGGATATCAAATGTCAGAAGAACAGATAATATCCTATATCAAGGAAAAAGTTAGTGAGTACAATAAAAATTACTATTGTGTGATACATATTGACAGAGCGTATGTAAAATAATTCCAGATGGTGAGCATCCTGATCACAGAAGAGTAAGACCTTCTGTGGTTATTATTATTACATAATATATTTACATGTTTTTTCATAATCTTAGATTTGACTTTACCATGATAAACTGTTACTATGTTACCGTGTTGTGCCCTAATAGGGCTGTATATCATGCAGATGCCCAGTGTAGTGTGTTTCATGCATCTGCCAAGTATATTTAAGTATATTTCAGGAGGAAAAAAGTATGAAAAAGTTATTATCACTGCTCTTAGTGGCAGCAATGGGACTTTCACTGGTTGGATGTGGCGGATCTGATAACGGATCTAAGAGTGAGTCAAAGAGTGATCTGGAGTATGTAAAGAATAAGGGAACTCTCGTTGTCGGCGTTACAGACTTCGCACCGATGGATTACAAGGATGAGTCAGGCAACTGGATCGGATTTGACGCGGATATGGCATCAGCATTTGCAGAGAGCCTTGGGGTAAAGGCAGAGTTCGTAGAGATAGATTGGGACAACAAGATCATGGAGCTTGACGGCAAGACCATCGACTGTGTATGGAATGGTATGACACTTACAGATGAGGTTACAAGCTCAATGGCATGTTCAGATGCATACTGCAACAATGCTCAGGTAGTTATCGTGCCAAATGATAAGGCAGACAAGTATCAGACAGTAGACAGCATCAAGGAGCTTACATTTGCTGTAGAGGCAGGAAGCGCAGGCGAGGATCAGGCCAAGGCGCTTGGTCTCAACTATACAGCGGTAAAGGCACAGGCAGATGCACTCATGGAAGTTGCAGCTGGAACATCAGATGCAGCAATCATTGATTCGCTTATGGCAGCAGCTATGGTTGGTGAGGGAACAGGTTATGACAAGCTCACATATACCGTAGGTCTCAACAGCGAGGAGTATGGCGTTGGCTTCAGAAAGGACTCAGATCTTGTAGCTGAGCTCAACAAGTTCTTTGCAGACAGTAAGGCTGACGGTTCAATGGAGAAGTGTGCTGAGACATATAAGGTACAGGCTGCACTTGCAAAGTAATAGATAAGATATAATTAGTATTTTTACCATCACTTAGAGAGAAAAATTATTATGGATTTGTTTTTTGAACAGCTCCCGGTCGTACTTGGAGCTCTTAATACAGGATTTATACAGACATTAAAATTGTTCTTCGTGACATTGCTCGGTGCATTTCCACTTGGACTTCTCATAGCACTCGGTTCCATGTCAAAGTTTAAACCGCTCAGCTATCTTATGAAGTTCATTGTATGGATAGTGAGAGGTACACCACTTATGATACAGCTGCTCATCATATATTATTTCCCGGGACTTGTATTCCACAACCCGGTATGGGGCGGCGGCGAAGGCGGAAGATTTGTAGCGGCATCGGTGTCATTCATAGTGAACTATGCCTGCTATTTCTCAGAGATTTACCGTGGAGGTATTCAGGGTATTCCTGTAGGACAGGAGGAGGCCGGACTTGTGCTTGGCATGACTCCAAAGCAGATATTCTTCAAGGTCAAGCTTTTGCAGATGATAAAGAAGATAGTTCCGGCGATGTCCAACGAGATCATAACTCTGGTCAAGGATACGTCCCTTGCCCGTATCATCGCACTTCAGGAGATAATCTGGGCAGGACAGGCATTCATGAAGGGTTCACAGGGAATCTCTGGTGCGATATGGCCACTCTTCTTCTGCGCATTCTACTATCTGATATGGAATGGCGTACTCACAGTTTTACTTGGCAAATTAGAGAAGAAACTTGATTTTTTTAGATAGGAGGAGCCGCTATGAACGCAGTTCATACTCGGAATCGGCTCCCACGACCTGCCCCGCGC